TCGACGATCTAAAAAAGGTTGAGGTCCTAGACGATGAACCTTTAGACTAGGGCGAGACTCCCTTACTTATCAGGTAGCCCAGCTATCTATTAGGTTAGGGATCTCGCCTGAGTCGGTCCTCGATCTTGATACAGAGATGTACAAGATGTTAGTTCAAGTATTAAACGATCAAGCTAAGGAGGCTGAGAGAAATGCCGGTAGACATAAAAGGCGTTAAAGAGACTCTTAGAGCCATCCGTAAGGTAGATCCTGAACTACTTAAAGAGATGAACAAAGAAATTAAAGCCGTAATGATTCCTATCCGGGATAAGGCTCGAGGATACGCTCCATCACCTCAGCCCGATAACCTTTACGGCTGGAACGAAAACACGGTAGGTAAAACCATTACCGCTAAAAACTCGGCTTTTAGAACCTTTAATACTGAGGGCCGTCTACGCCTATTTCCTCTCTATGATTATGAGACGGTTAAAAAAGGTATCTATTACTCCCAGCCTGCCGGCACACGTAATAAAAATGGCTGGAGGGCGCTGTACTACGTAGCTAATAAATCGGCTGCAGGTGCTATCTATGAGACTGCCGGCCGAGCTAACCCGGGTGGGGCTTCTAACAGTAAGTCTAATAACCCAGGAGCAGGCGCTCACTTTATTAGCCGTATGGGTCCTCTCTACGGCGATAAGCGCGAGGAGCGCGGCCGTATGATTTTCAGAGCGTGGGCTGAGGATCAGGGTAAGGCGCAGGCCGCGGTAATTCGGGCTATCGAGAAAACAGTAGAGGCCTTTAATCAGGGCCGTTACACCAAGGCCGCATAATGGCGCTTAATATACCTAGCTTAGTTGTAAGCGCTGTAACCACTTTTGACGGTAAAGGCCTAGCTAAAGGTCAAAAGCAGATTTCAAGCTTTGATAAAACAGCTAAGAATTTAGCTAAAACTTTAGGCGTAACTTTTGGAGCCGCCTCCGTAGTAGCTTTCGGTAAAGCCTCTGTAAAAGCTTTCGCCGAGGATGAAAAGGCGGCAAAAAGGTTAGCCACCACCGTTAATAATCTTGGCCTTAGCTTTGAGAATAGTCGCATTACAAAATTTATCGCGGACCTGGAGAAAACGGCTAACGTATCCGATGACGTTTTACGTCCGGCTTTCAGTTCACTTTTAACCACTACAGGATCAGTAGCAAAATCTCAAAAACTATTGGCCACCTCTTTAGACGTTGCGGCCGGCAGTGGCCAGGATGTAGCCCAGGTCGCTAAAGATTTATCTCTTGCATACCTGGGTAATACTAAAGGCCTAGCTAAATACAATTTAGGACTGACAAAGGCCGAGTTAGCCGGCAAGAGCTTTAGCGAAATTCAGGACTTAATAAATAAACAATTTGCCGGACAAAATGCAGCGAGATTAGATACTTACGAAGGTAAGGTAGCTGCGTTAGGTATATCTTACGGAAATCTACAAGAGACCGTAGGCGAAGGTTTAGTAGATGCTTTTGCGATTCTTGCCGGTGACGGCGGTATTGAGGGCGCTACTAACGCGATGGAAGCTTTTGGCGAGTCCAGCCGCGACGTTTTAGTAGGCACCGCTAGCTACGTAGATAAACTTCTCGATAAGCTAAAAGGATTTAGTGCTAAGACCGGCGGCGTAGACTTCCTGGCTTTTATACCAATTATCGGCAGTTATCTAGGCGAGGGCGGCGTATTCGATAAATTGGCCCAGGAGGGCCGTAAAGCTACAGGCCGGGATAAGCAATTCGGCGGCCGTTATGCTGATATTTATAATGAACAAAAGGAAAAGGCTAACGCTAAGGCTCGTGCTAAAGCTGAGGCCGATGCCGCTAAGCGAGCTAAAGAGTTACTAGCCCTACAGAAAAAACAGGAAAAAGCCGAAAAAGCAAAAATAGCCTTATCCAAGGCCGCCGCCGTTTTTGATAGTACTCGCATATCGCTAGCTGCAGCCCTACAGGCAACGTATGACAAAGAGACTAAACTACGCCTAGAAGCTCTTATGCTTATTGAAGAAGATCGCGGCGATGAGGCTCTTAAGAAAATCAGAGAGCTATCGGCTTTTCAGAAAAGCGCCGATCTACAGCGCCTAGCCGGTGTCACTGAAATTAGTAACGCGACATTATTAGCTCTTAACACACAGCTATTAACCGAGCTTAAGGTTATTAACGATAGCAAGATGGCAGAAGGTGATAAGGAATTAGCTCGCGAGGAAGCGTTTAAGAAATATAACGCTGCGATAACGGCCGCGGGTACGCTAATGGCAAAAGAGGCATACAGCGAGCGCGTACAGATTCAGCTTACCGAGATAGCCCGCTTAGCCTCTTTGAGTAAAACCTATAACGCGGCTGTAACTAATAATCTTTTGCTAGAGGCCTCAGAGCTATCTATGATAGATCGAGTCTCTAAAGCTCAAGCGGATGCGGATGCCAAGCGTTTAGCGGCCTTAAAAGAATATCAAGACAATCTAAACAAAATGGGCTTATGCGGCCCTGGAGGCGTATCTACTTTTAATCCGCCAATCGGTCCAAAAGGCGGCATAGGCGGATCTACAATATCTCCCACCGTATCCAGTATCCCGGCAGTTCAGGCTACTTTTGAGAAGGTATACACGGATATGGCTGCGATGGGAAATAACGCCACTCAGTCCGCGGTACTCGCTCTATCCTCAGCTAGATACGAAGCTCTAGCGGCTTCATATGCTAATTACACACCTAGTAAAATGTCTTATGATCCTGTAGCTAGTTATCAAAATTCCGCGGCTAATATAACTATTAACGCCGGCGTGGGAGATCCTGAGGCGATAGCTAGAGCCGTTGAGGATGTACTCAATCAATCTACATATAGAGGCACCTCGGTAAATCGAGGCTCAGGTAGATACTATGAGTAGTTGGCTACCCGAGTGGAGGATTACGGTAGGCACTACGGTTTACGATAACGTCTTAGCGGTAAATATGGCTACCGGCCGGGATGACATAGATCTCCAATGTAACGCCGGTTACGCTCGTATGGAAATTATTAACGTCGATAATACGCCTTTTGACATAGATGTAACCGATGCCCTAACCCTGGAGCTCAAGAATAGCTCCGGTGTCTATGTACCGGTTTTTGGCGGCCAAGTATCGGATTTTGGTATCTCGGTCCGATCTCCTGAAGAAACCGGATTTATAACAATCGGTAATATATTGGCCGTTGGTTCGCTATCTAAACTAACTAAAGCTTTATTTCCCGATGCCCTGGTGAAAGACTACGACGGTAATCAGGTCTACGACATACTTAACGAGCTTCTTATTAACTCTTGGTACGAGGTGGCTCCAGCCTTACAGTGGTTTAATTATGACCCTGCAACCACCTGGGCCACAGCTGAAAATGTAGGGCTAGGCGAGATAGATCAACCCGGCCTATACGAAATGATTTCTCGAGCAGCTGAGCCTGGCAATAGTTATAACCTTTGTGCTCAGATAGCGCAGAGCGCCCAGGGGCAGATTTACGAGGATAAGGTCGGGCGCGTGTGTTATGCCGACACAGATCACCGCACTCAGTACCTATCCACCTATGGATATACGACCTTATCGGCTAACTACGCCGTACCCTCTACAGTTAAAACTATTTTACAGATAGGCAAAATCCGTAACAGCCTGGTATTTAACTACGGTAATAACTACGCTAGCCAAGCTACGGCCCTCGATGCCGATTCGATAGCTAACTATGGCCGTTATCAAGAAAGCGTAACTACTAACCTACATAACCTAGCCGACGTAAATACCCTTATGAACAGGCAACTAGGCCTACGAGCTATTCCTCGAGAGCAGCTACAGAGTATTACTTTTAGGCTTGATAATGAAGATTTACCTAGCGCTGAGCGTAATAAGCTTATAAACGCTTTTTTTGGTGAGCCTGTAGTAATTAATGATCTACCCCTAAATATGTTTAACGGCTCCTTTAATGGCTTTGTGGAGGGCTTTGCTATAAAAGCTACTCCGGGTTATGTAGATCTAACCCTAACCCTAAGCCCTACAGATTTCTCACTGGTCGCGCCACAGTGGGCAACAGTTACTCCGAGTTCCTTGGCTTGGACCGGTGTAAATGCTACTCTTATATGGCAAAATGCTTTCGGAGGTTTAACCTAATGGCAACAGTAACGCCTAACTTTAACTGGCCCGTACCAACTTCGACCGACCTTGTAAAAGATGGTGCTACAGCGATCGAGGCCCTCGGTGACTCTATCGATGCTTCACTGGTAGATCTTAAGGGTGGCACTACAGGGCAGGTACTTAGTAAAAACTCAAATACGGATATGGATTTTACCTGGGTTACGGATCCAGGAGGAGATATTACAAACGTAGCAGTTACTAGCCCGATTACTGGAGGCGGTAGCTCAGGCAGTGTAACTATCGGTATTCAATCGGCCTCAACTACTCAATCTGGTGCGGTCCAGCTTGAAAATTCTACCTCTAGTACTTCTACAACTCTAGCCGCGACACCTAATAGCGTAAAATCTGCTTATGACTTAGCCAATGCGGCAATAGCAAAAGCTATAGTCGATGCTAAAGGTGATTTAATTGCAGCTACGGCAGCCGATACAGTTGCACGGCTAGCAGTTGGAACAAACGGACAGGTATTGACCGCAGACTCAGCCGAAGCTACTGGCCTTAAATGGGCTACCCCTGCTGGTGGTGGTGGCGGAAAAATTCTTCAAGTGGTGAGCGCAACAACTTCCACAGATACCACTATTGCTTCAACCACGTTTACTGACACTGGTTTATCAGCAACTATTACACCTTCTTCTACAAGTTCTCGCATATTGGTACTTGTGACTCAATTTGCAACAACCACGAGAAGCGCAAACGATCAGGGCGGTTATGCTCGACTAGATCGTAATGGCACCATTATTTATGCAGACAACGGTGCGGAATTTACAATCGGCGGGGCTTCTAGTCTTGCCTTTGGTTTCAGTTTTGCTTTTAGTTATGTAGATTCACCGGCTACTACTAGCGCTCGAACCTACAAAACTCAAGGGAAAGTCGGAACTACACTAAATTCTGGGCAAATTGTATTCAACTCAACTTCATTAGGTTCAATCGTATTACTAGAAATTGGAGCTTAATAATGGCTAAATCGTGGGAAGTTTTAGGGATGCTTATCCCGGATGGTGGCTATGTTCAGCGTGGCTCAGAATATGAAGATATTGAGTTTATGGAGTGCGAGCCAATTACAAAAGAGCAATATTTAGCGGGTTTTGCTTTAGTAGACGAAATGAAGGCACAAAAGCAAGCCGAGGCAGAAGCAGCCAAGGCCGCGGTATTAAATCGTTTAGGAATTACAGCCGATGAAGCGAAGTTACTACTTTCATAATGCTCAAAAGCTATAACGGATACCCGGCCTCTAAGGATCCGGCAGAGATTAAAATTAAGTCATACCCGGTAAAAGGTACAGACCGTAAACTTAGGTGCGCTGAGAGTGTGGGCCCACTCTTGGCCGCCTTCGCGGCTAAGTTTCACGAGCTTATCGAGCCAATAGACGAAGGCACTTTTGACGATTGGGCTTACGCTTTTCGTATGGTGCGAGGCACTACAGATAAATTATCGTGCCACTCCTCCGGTACAGCCATTGATCTCAACGCGACTAAACACCCACTCGGTAAACGCGGCACCTTTCCAGCTGAAAAAGTACCTATGATCCGGGCACTCTCTAAGAAATACGGCCTCAAGTGGGGAGGAGACTTTAAGAGCCGGGCGGATGAAATGCACTGGGAAGTAGAAGTCTCACCGGCCAAGGCTAAAGTATTAATCAAGACTTTAGGTTTATAGTTAGACAAATCCTTAAGGGCACTAAGGAGTAATACAATGAAAGAGCAGGCTATCGCTGCCGGTAAGTCCTATCTACGCTCAGCTGCAGCGTGTGTAGGAGCGCTATATCTATCCGGTATCACCGATCCAAAAGTATTAGCTAACGCGTTTATCGCTGGGCTAATCGGGCCATTACTTAAAGCGCTTCAACCGTCGGAGAAGCAGTTAGGCGTAGGGGCTAAGTAATGGAACAGGCTCAGCTCATAGTTGGTATAGCTTTGGGGAGCTTTACTATTTTGGGGCTAGGGGCTGGGCTTATCCGACACTTTGTAAAGTTTTATTTATCAGAGCTTAAGCCGGACGGTAACGGAGGCCATAACCTACGCGGCCGTATCGATCACATAGAGGCCAGGCAAGAGCGTATGGATGCCAAAATCGACCGTATTTACGAGATTTTATTAGAGACACGCCTATCTCAATAGTTGCCATATGTCAGCGGATGCCCTCATACTGAGACTACACACGCCGAGAGGGCTACTCGGATAGTTGCCTAATCGGCCTTAACAAAGGGCGATATATGAACGGTTTAGATATATTAATAATCCTGGCAGTTACAGCGATTATGTACGGCTTTATTAGATTCTCTTATGAGCTTGGATACCGTGAGGGCCATAGTGAGGGTTACCTACGTGGCAGGGCCATAGCTCAAGCGCTTAAAGATAAAGGCTTGGTGCGCTAATGGGATTTATGGATAATTACGAGGATGTAAACAGCCGTATTAAACGCTTTAGAGCTGAGTTTCCTAGCGGCCGTTTAGTCGCTTATATCGAGGACATAGACCTCAATAAAGGTACGATCCTGGTTAGAGCTGAGGCTTACCGCGAGTACGAGGACACGATGCCTAGCGCCGTTGATTACGCTTTTGGTAACGTAGCGACACTGCCGCAAAATATGAAAAAATGGTTTATCGAGGACTGCTTCACGTCCGCCTACGGTAGAGTTATCGGCCTTTTAACCCCGAGCGACGGTGGTAGACCTACGGCTCAAGATATGCAAAAGGTAGAAGCTTCTTACGCTAATACCGAGCCTGATCCCTGGGCTACAGTTGCAGCTAAAGAGGGTATTCCAACGATGGCTACGGCTATAGCTGAGATCCAAAAGGGTTTAGGCGGTGAGCTACCCGCTGAGCCTCCTCGATGCCCTCACGGCACGATGGTATGGGCCGAGGGCACGAGTGCCAAGACCGGGAAAGCCTGGGGAGCGTATCGATGCACTGAAAGAAATAAAGCTACTCAGTGTGACCCTCAATGGCACGTATTAGGCAGTGACGGTAAATGGAAGCCACAGCTTTAACCGAGCAGGAGCTCTTTAACTATATTAAGGAGCGTTACCTCGAGGATCTAGTTAAATCCGATCACACATACGAGTATCTCGATGCTACAAGTCACGGCTACAGGCTCTCAATAGAGCTCAAATGCCGACATACGCATTATGACGAGCTCATCCTGGAAAAGGATAAATACGAGTCATTATTACAACAGGCTAACGCTTTAGGCTTTACGCCGTTTTATATTAACTCGACACCTAAAGGGATATACGCGTTTAACCTACGCAAAATTAAGGTTACCTGGACTACTAAGCGCTTACCGGCTAGCACCTTTAACAAAGGCCCGGAAATCGATAAAGAGATAGCGCTATTACACATAGATGAGGCGGTTAAGCTGTAATGGGAGAACTATTTATACAACGTCCAGGCGGACGTACAACCCGCTATTTAATTGATGGCACAGTCATAGATGAGCTAAAAGGCCTTAGTATCGATTGGTGCGATCAGTGCCAAAAATGGAAGCCGTTAGAAGGTGGCCATTACCTGCAGTCCGACGGCCTAACGATGATTTGGATATGCGAGGCCTGTAAATGACTATGTACAAGTACGAGTGCAGGCCTTGTAAGAAGGTTACGGATCAGATAGAGCGCATTATTACGGATAACCTACCGCCATACGTAAAGACCTTGCAGTGTACTAAATGCGGCACTCTTGGCGTGTGTATGGTCGAGGAGCCTAAAGATGCCGAGCTATGAGTACGAGTGCATAAGCTGTAACGTGCGCTACGAGACCGTCCAGCCCATAGGCGAAAACGTAGCGCCTTTGTGTTGTGGCGTAGTTATGAGGCAGGTTTACAGTGTGCCAGGTGTCAGCTTTAAGGGAACCGGATCACCTCCGGATTTGATGCTTTGCACGTGGTCTACGGTATCTGCATCCTGGCCACAATAGGCACACGTGTATCCATCCCTCGAGAGGACTAATAGCCTTGCTTTCTTGTACTT